GTTGAGGCGTTCAAGGCGTACAAGTACGCAAAGATCGTGGATGAGTTTGGGCTTGATGAGATCGGCTATGTCGTAGACGATTCAGCCGAGGCTCGCAGCAACGCTGAGGGGATGGGCATCACGGCGTACACCGCAGAGCAAGTGCTTGCCAATGAGACCGAAGAAGAGGACGCGACCCGCGCCCTCGTTGATGTTCCTGCCTACATCCAGAGCGCAGCCGAGAAGGGACTTGCCTTCTACGCCGACGGACTCGGCGGCGACGGACTGGTTGATCAGACGATCAACGACGCACGCGACCTCGCAGGTGGCAGCGTCAGCGACGAGAAGGCGCGCAGGATGATCGCGTGGATCGCGCGGCACCGCGTGGACTGGGAAGGCGTACCGCAGAACAGCGACGAATCCAACGAAAACTATCCAGGACCAGGCGCTGTTGCCGCCTACCTCTGGGGCGTAAACCCCACACAATCAGACGGCGCTGACCGCGTTGTACGATGGGCAGAAGGCATCGTTGCCGCGCTTGAAGACAGGGAGATCATTGACTTGAAGGAACTTGAGACTCGCGCACTTCCAATGGGCGACTTCACCGTCACCGAGGGTGAGGATGGACAGAAGACCTTCAGCGGCTACGCCGCGCTCTTCAATGTGCCATCCGACGGAATGCAGTTCACTGAGATCATCGCGCCGAACGCCTTCACCCGAACGCTGAAGCGCGTTGCCGATGGCAAGAAGATGATCTCGTTCCTCTTCGGTCACGATGAGACACGCGCACTTGCGACGACCGCAAGCGGCCGCCTGTCGCTGAGCGAGGATGCACGCGGCTTGAAGGTTGAGGCGAAGTTGGACCCAGCCGATCCAGATGCCGCCAGCGTCATCAGCAAACTGACCTACGAAGCTCGCTCGATGGGGATGTCCTTCGGGTTCTCCATCCCAAAGAGCGGCGATGTCTGGGAAGAGAATATCCGCACACTCAACGAGATCAACTTGTTTGAGGTTAGCGTTCTGTCCGCTGGGCAGACTCCTGCTTACCCAGCAACGATTGGTCTCACGGCTGTTCGCAAACTGTCCGCCGCGAAGCTCGGCGTAGACGGCGACCGCCTTATGAATACGCTTGAAGCCATCAAGGGAGCGCAACCGCTCACCGAAGATGACCTCAAGGTGATTGAGCAGGTGCGCGAGAGGCTCGCGCCAAAGCCGGTTGGAGTTGATCCATCCGTTGCGTTGGCGATGTTGCAGACCAAGCGCCTGATGGATCAGGAACTCTAAAGCCACGAGACCCCGCCCCGCTGCCCGATGTAGGCAAGCCCGCGATCAGGTCATCCCGCTTGGTGAGTCGCAATAATCAAGACAAGGAATAGAAGCGCGTCCAAGTGACGCAAAGGAGTAAACAAATGGCATACGACGCACTCGCTGACAAGCGAGCGAACCTGCTCACGCAGGCTCAGGCGATCGCCACGGACCTCGCCGAGAAGGGTGGAGTTCTAGAGGGCGACGCCAAGCAGCAGTTTGACGGTCTCGTTGCAGAGGCTGGCACAATCGCTGAAGCAATCCGCACGGAGAAGGCCGCAACAGAGGCTCGTTCACAGGCTGACGCAGCTCGTGCCGAGTTCGCTGCTGTGATCGCTCCGAAGGCTGAACGAGACGACAACGCAGAACTCCGAGAACTTGGCCGCAACGGCGGGTCCAAGACCTTTGAGAAGCGCGATGTCTCCCGCGCAACCGGTCTTGGGAACCCAGTGGACATCTTCACGCGAGTGAGTGTTGTCGCTGGTCAGGTGAACCCATTCCTAGATGCCAACGCTGTCACTGTTTACAATGTCAGCACCGGCAACAACCTTCAGTTCCCACGAGTCACGGCTCTTGGAACCGCTGGTTCATTCGCAGAAGCAGCACAGATCTCCGAGTCAGACGGAACGCTGTCGGCACTCTCACTGACACCAGTGAAGTACGGCATCATCCTTCAGGTCACCAATGAGTTGGTGAACGACGCGGCGTTCGATCTTTCAGCGATGATCGCTGACAAGATGGGTTCAGAAGTTGCAGTCAAGCACGGCGCCGTTGCAGGCACCGCTGTTGCGGCTGCGGCTGGTTCGTACGCGGTTGGCTCGTCGGCCTCGACAGTCACCTACGCCGAACTGGTTGGGCTTCAGTATTCAGTGAAGCAGCAGTACCGAAATGCGGCAAAGGCTGCCTTCCTGACGACCGACACCAACATCGGAACGATTCTTGGAATCACTTCCTCGTCAGTGCCGATCTTCCAGCCAGGTGGTCAGGGTGGCGTTGATCGTCTCCTCGGCAAGCCTGTCTACACGACCGGTGGAATCGCTGACTTCGCCGCAAACGCACGCGGCATCCTGTTCGGCGACCTCGGCTCGATCGTGACCGTCCTCGTCGGCGGGATCGTCATCGAGAGTTCAAAAGAGTTCGCCTGGGATACGGATTTGATTTCGTACAAATGCACCGTCCGTGGCGACACGAACCTCGTGCAGGCGAACGCGGTCAAGTTCCTCAAGAACGCCGCTTCCTAATCCTTAGGTCGTAGCACTTGAACAGCAGGGGGTCGGGCTTCGGCTCGGCCCCCTGTTTAGTTAGGAGGGGTATGAATCTGCTCAAGGTCTTGAAGCAACTGGCACGCCGCAGGGGTGCCGCTAGAATCAACGCAGAGGCACCTCCCAGCCACGGAGAGCGAGCCATAATCGTCAGGTGGGGCAATACAGCCACCTTGAAGCGAGAGCCGCTCCTGAGGCGTGAACGAAAGGAAGACGAGTGAGCCTGAACGGATCGGTTGTCACGGTTGGAACCGCAGCTACGGCGATTGCCACAGGCAAGGTCGGAGCCTCCTATGTCTACCTTCACGCGCCAACTGGAGGCAACACCGTCTTCGTCGGACCATCAACCGTCACAGCAGCCAACGGCTTTGAGTTGCACAAGGGTGAGGCAGTATCCTTCTGGCTCGCCGAGACTGATGTTCTATACGGTATCGTTGCGACAAGCACTCAGGCACTTATGGTTATGCAATCAGGAGGTCGCTAAATGTCTTACGCCACACTCGCGCAACTGAAGTCCAGCATCGGGATCACCGACTCCGCTGATGACACGGCGTTGCAGTCTGTCCTTGATGCGACCGACGCGCTGATCGACCTTTACTGCGACCGCAAGACTGGCTTCGGCACCGCGACGGAGACGCGCTACTACACCGCTGAGGAATACGAGTATGTGCTGACCGATGACCTTGTGAGCATCACCACGCTGAAGACTGACGACCTCGGACTCGGCACGCACACGACGACTTGGACTTCTGGCACCGACTACAACCTTGCACCCGGCAACGCCGCACTAGACGGCTTCCCTTACACGCAGATTGACGTGAGCGTCACCTATCCAAAGAACTTCCCAAAGAATGTGTACCGAGCTGTGGAGGTCGTGGGCGTCTTCGGATTCCCTGCCGTGCCAAGCGCGGTGGTTCAGTCCGCACTGATCCAAGCCGGTGCAGTCTGGTCATCAAGGACAAGTCCCTTCGGAGTGATCGGCTCCGCTGACCTCGGAGGTCTTTTGCGCCAGACACGCGCACTTCATCCAGAGGCGCAAGTCTTGCTTGAGGCATACCGCAAGCGATCTGGGCTGGTGCGCTGATGGCACTAGGAAATAGCTTTGACCTGACGATCAACCAGGGCGAGACCTTCAATCTGACCGTGACGTGGACTGACTCTGCAGGTTCACCGATCAACCTGACTGGGTATACCGCTCGACTTCAAGTCCGTGAGACCTATTCATCCACAGCAACAGTGGTCAGCCTGACCAGCAGCTCTGGCATCACGCTCGGCGGCGCTGCTGGGACTATCGCCATCGTCATCGCGGCCTCTACAACTGCCGCGCTTACTGCGCCGTTCAGTGGCGTGTATGACCTTGAACTCGTGAACTCAAGCGTAGTCACACGCTTGCTACAAGGAGTTGCGGTCGTTACCCCTGAGGTCAGCCGATGACCGTTAGCGTCTCCGTAACGCAGCAGATCGTCTCAATCAGCGACGACCGAACAGAGGTCACGATTGCGGCTCCAGGCGCAACAGGCGCCACAGGTGCAACTGGAGCAACAGGCGCCACAGGAGCTACTGGTGCCACTGGAGCTGCAGGCTCAGCCGCCACGATTGCGGTTGGAACTGTCACCTCAGGCACCGCAGCCGCTGTCACAAACACTGGGTCTAGCTCTGCCGCTGTCTTTGCTTTCACGCTAGTACCCGGCTCAGCAGGCGCAACAGGCGCAACAGGAGCAACCGGAGCAACTGGCTCTGCTGGCTCTGCTGCGACGATTGCGATCGGCACCGTCACATCTGGGACTGCCGTTGCGGTGACGAACAGCGGATCAAGTTCCGCTGCAATCTTTGACTTCGTGCTGATTACAGGCGCAACAGGCGCCACAGGCGCAACTGGCGCAACAGGAGCAACCGGCGCAGCAGGGTCCACAGGCGCAGCAGGATCAACTGGCCCAGCAGGTTCAACAGGCGCAGCAGGTTCAACTGGCGCCACTGGCGCCACAGGCGCGGCGGGTTCGGCGGGTGCGGCAGCCACCATCGCCGTTGGAACCGTCACCTCAGGCACTGCTGCTGCCGTTACGAACACAGGCTCATCGTCTGCGGCCGTCTTTGACTTCGTACTTGTATCAGGTGCAACTGGAGCGACAGGCGCAACAGGCGCAACAGGATCAACTGGCGCGACAGGAGCCGCTGCGACGATTGCGGTCGGCACGGTCAGCACTGGGACGGCTGGCTCTAACGCCACGGTCACGAACGTCGGCACGTCTGGCGCAGCGATCTTTGACTTCTCCATCCCGCAAGGCGCCGCTGGCTCAACAGGAGCGACAGGCGGCACAGGCGCGACTGGTGCCGCAGGCTCTGGCGTCGTCGTAGGGGGAACCGCAGGGCAACTTCTCGCCAAGATCAACTCAACGGACTACAACACGGAATGGGTCACTCCAACGCCTGCTCCTGGCACAGCGGCAACCGGCGCCGTGTTCGGCGTCACAACGCTCACCGACTCAACCTCGTCCACCTCGACCACAACGGCGGCCACGCCGAACAGCGTGAAGTCAGCCTATGACTTGGCTGGCACGGCAATCCCGAAGGATACGGTCACGACGGCGGGCGACATTCTCTACGCCTCCGGCTCGGCAACCGTCGCTCGACTTGGCATCGGAACGGCGTCGCAGGTCTTGGGCGTCTCTGCAGGGGTGCCTGCGTGGACGACGCCTGCAGGTGGAGGTGGATTTACCTGCATCGGAACAGCGACGCCAGCCGGAGCGACCGTTGTCACATTTAGCAGCATCCCGACAACCTATAAGCATTTGCTAGTCACCTGGGCGAATATCTACTCCTCGTCCGCGACAAACCGTTGGTATATTACGCTAAACAACATCTCAACTGGAAACATCTATCCTCATTACTACGTACGATTTGACAGCACACCTGCCATTGGAGATATGAACAGCGGAAATGCAAATCAGATTGGCGGCGGCAGCAACAACGACAGCAACCCGCTTCCAAGAGCGGATGGGGGCAGCAACAGCCAAAAAAACAATGGGTGGCTGTGGCTATATAACTATACAAGCACCAGCGAAGAGGAGAAGCCATACGCATATCAAGGTGGCGGCGGCGTTTCGGCAACTCGACATCTGATTCAGGGTGTCGGTTCCTTCAGGGGAACGGCTGCAATCACTCGCGTAGACTTTGTTCGGACATCTGGTGGTGAAGCAATGACAGGCGGAGTAATCCATTTGTACGGAGTATCTTGATGAAATACATCGTTGATGTTGGAACTGGGGAAACGGTCATTGAGCCGCTAACCGAAGCTGAGATTGCGATTGAATCAACGGTGCTAGAAGCCGCCGAAGAGCGGGCGGCGCCTGAAAGGCTCGCAGCGGAGGCCAAAGAGTTGTCAAAGGAATCAACTCGCGCCAAACTCGCAGCTCTTGGTCTGACTGAAGACGAGATCAAGGCGCTGGTCGGATGAGCTTCTCAGACGAGACCGTGATCGAGGGACTGCAAGGACATCTTCTGAACAAGTCTGCGCCTATCGGCTACACCCTGCGTGCAGTTCACGCCTATCCCCCTGACAATCTGGCCGTTGCCCCAGCCATCGTCATCATCCCAGGGGACGACACGATTGGCTATGGCGCATCCAATCGTCAGATCACCCTGACGCTCAATGTCACGCTCTACCTGACACCGCAGGCTGACCTCAGCCGCAAGTACGCAGACCTGATGGTGTGGCGCAGTTGGCTGCGAGACAGCCTCATTGACGGCGTGACCCTTGACGCAACCTCCGGGGTGACGCAAGCCAGCGTAGTCTCAACGGTAATCGGCACCGACACCTGGGCAGATCAGGACTTCCTGACAATCTCTGCCACAGTAGAGGTGGCAGCCGTAGAAGCAATCAGCACTTCAGCGTAGAATCAACCCCACGCCGCACTGCGGCAGAAGACAAGGAGAACTAAATGCCAGCCGCCTCCGCAGGGAATGTTCTATTCAGCAAACTGGTTGCCTTCAAAGAGGCGACCCCAGGCACCATCCCTACGCTGACCTCAGGCGGCCGCAAGCTGCTCGTCTCGCCAACTGGCGTGATTAGCGACGGCACCACGATTGAACTTGGAGCCGAGCGATCCGTTGCGCTTCGCAACCCGCTCATCTCAACAACTGGAACTATCGTCTCAGTCGAGCCAACATTGAGCGCCACCGTTCCTGCGGTGAGCGTCGGTGAACTTCCAATCTGGCTGTCAATGCTTGGCACGGCAACGCCTGCCGGTACAGCAGCGCCATACATCTGGGACTACGACTGGTCAATGACCGCAAGCAACAACCCAAAGTCGTACACCTTGATCGCCACGGACGGCGTGCAGGCATACGCTGCGAACTACTGCTTGGCTGAGTCACTCACTATCGCCGCTGACCGAAGCGGCTTGACGAACCTCAGCGCCTCACTGTTCGCGCAGAACATCGCAAAGAACAGCGCGACACTTGCAGAGACCACGCCAACATCAGGCTTCCTCGCTGGGCGACTCTGGACCGCGTTCCAGAGCGGCACCGTCTTCCCAGGCACCGCGTCAGGGACGGCATACAACTACTTGCTGGACTTCTCGCTGGAGTTCAACGCAGGCTTGATGCGTCAGTCGTATCTGGCTGGCACGACCGTCTTTAGCACGCACTCTGAGTCGGCTCCGTTCACCGGCAGCTTGACGATGACCGTGAGCAGCACTTCATCAGCGGTGAGCGTCTGGTACGACGCCTATCGAGCTGCAACGCCAGTCGGCGTGCGACTCGCCTGGACGGACGGCACCAACACGGCGAACATTATGACGATGATCGTGCCGACCGAAGTGCAGCAGATGGCTGGCGCCGAAGACGGCCTCACGACGATGGCAGTGACTGGCACGCTGGTCTATGACCCGACTAGCACCAAGAGCCTTAGGATCATTGTAGGGAGCGACCTCGCAGCCCTGCCATAAGTTAGAAGAGTAGGAGGAGCAAATGGCACAGAACAAGCCTGACTTTCGCACCGTTGAAGTAAACCTCTCAGCGCCCTTTGATGGCTGGAAGGCAACGATGCGTGCCGAGGGAATCCCGGCAAGGATCTTCATTGAGCTTCAGAGTGGAAATGTGGAGCGTTCAATGAAGGCGGTTGATCGTCTCGTCGTGAACCACAACTTTCTTGACGAGACTGGAGAGCCGGCGGCAACCGTGCTTGACGCACCGATGGATGCGCTCACCGACGCCATCGGTAAGTGGAGCGACGCGGTAGCAGCACTCCCCCCTCGATAAGGCTTGACGCACAGAGGCTGGCGGCAGGTCGTTCCATCTCGCCTCATCCGCTACTCGTGGCACACTTGATCGGCAAAGAGTTCGGCATTGCGCCGCACGAAGTGCTTGAATGGGATGCTGGCGACTTCCAGCGCACCTTCAGGCTGATGTCAGACCTACAGCGAAAGGAGCCGATGAGCCGTGGCCGCTAACTCACAGGACCGACTGACGCTCTCCATCGACGTGGATGACAACTACCAGAAGCTGCAGCTCGGCTTTTTAGAGGGATCAAACCCAGCCGCCTACAGGCGCCTCCTTAGCATCGCCACCCTGAACGCCGCGCGCACGATGGTTGCGCCGATGCGCGCTCAGACTCCAGTCGGCAAGACGACGAAGAACCCTGGGCGACTTCGCAGGGCGGTCACCGCACGCCGCGCTCGCTTCGGCACGCCAGCGGCGGTAGTCGGACCGCGTGCCACGCGCAATCGCGCAGGCGCCAATGGCGGCGCGTGGTACCGATGGTTCGTGACCAGCGGTATTAGTGGAGTGCGGCAAACCAAGAGCGGACCGAAGGCTGTGAAGGCGGTGCCTAGCAATCCATTCGTGACGCGAGTCTCTGGCAACTCAACGTATCAAGCTCGTGCAATGGAAGCGATGGCGAAGACGGTAGAATCATTCTTCAACAACGACGCATTCCGAGCAACAATCTTGAAGTTCAAGAGAAGGTGACCAATGGCATTCGGATCTGACCGTTCAGCGAACTTCGTCATCGCGGCAAAAGATGCCGCGACAGGACCGATCGGCGATATCGGCAAGGCGATGGGCCGACTCAAGTCCTCCGCTGGCGCTGCGTTCAAGGCGATTGCCGCCGGTGCAGCCGTGGCCGCTACTGCTCTTGCTGGCTTCGTAGTCGCAAGCGTCAAGGGCGCGATTGAGGATCAGCGTTCAACCATCCTTACCAACGCCGCACTCAAGGCACGAGGCTTTGAGCTAGACAAGATCGGTCCAAAGATTGAGGAGCAGATCAAGGCGTTCCAGCGATTCGGCAAGACCGACGACGATGTTCGCGCTGGCCTAGAGGTCGGCTCACGATTCTTCAAGGGTCAGACCAACCTGTTGAAGGCGAACGCCACTGCCGCTGCGATCTCGTCCGTGACCGGCAGGGATATGGCAGACGTGATGGCACTGATCGGCAAGGCTGCAAATGGCCAGACACGCGGACTTGCCGCGTTGATCGGACCGATTGAGAAGAACGCCACCGTTACCGACATCTTGAAGCAAGCAAACGAGAAGTTCCTTCCTGTTGCGGAAGAACTTGCCGACAGCGTAAGCGGCAGACTGCTCACCTCGCAGATCGTCTTCGGCGAGCAGATGGACGCGCTCGGCGCTCGATTCATTCCAGCCGTCACCGACGCGCTTGGATTCTTGGCAACCAATGTCTTGCCGGTCACCGAACAGTTGATGACCACGCTTGGGGACGTCATCTTTGACGCTGGAGCGAAACTCACTGAGAAGGGCGGCTTCGTTGATTCTGTGCTTGCCGTCGTCGGACCAATCGGCGACAAGCTTCAGCCGAAGATTCAAGAACTTGCAGACACTGTTGGAAAACTCTTTGACGCTGTTTTCAAACTTGTTGGCGCTCTTTGGGATGACGGAGAAGGACCACTTGCGATTGCAGTGAAATCTATTGCAGGATTCTTTACTGAGATCTTACTTCCGGCAATCAAACTGGTGCTTGATATCGTCACTACGGTAGTAACCACTGTCACGGAGGCACTCAAGTTGCTTGACCGTCTTGCCGCCAAGCAGCCTGGAATGAGCGCAGG